TTCTGATTTAAGAGAAGAACATGCATCTATAACATATTATCAAGGAAACATATATTGGGGATGGCATAGTGGATATTATTATTATTATGGAAAACCACATTACTATCCTTGGTATTATTATTACAATGCTTGCCCACCATCACATCATAATACAACAACACATATTGTGATTAATAGACCAGTTAAAAGACCAACTCATAGACCTAATAGATCTATACATAAACCTAGATCAAATAATAAAAATACAAAAATTAAGGTAAAACCTAACAGAAATGTTAAATCCAACACAAATAATAAAAAGGTTATAATTAGAAAAAGGCCCCATTAAAATAATTGAAAACCTTTATTATATAGTTAGGAAAAGCCAAATTTCTTTCTTATATTTACGTCAAATAAAATAAAATAGTTATGAGTAAAAAAGTAAAATTTGAAGAAGGAGAAGATCTACAAGTAAGAGCTTACAATGAGAATAATCCTATGACGGCAGAATTAAGTTGCAAGTATTGGAATGTACCTTTTGTAAATGAAGTAGAAGAATTCAATGAAACATTTGGTAAACCAAATAATTACCACCCAACAGTCCCAGAAGATTGGGAATGGAAGTTTGTTTATGACTTCATTATGGAAGAATTAGAAGAATATAAAGAAGCTTGTCAAAAAGGGGACATAGTAGGTGTATTAGACTCTTTATGTGATATCACTTATGTTTCTTTAGGTAATGGTACTTTAGTACATGGTTTAAAAGGTAAAATTTGGAAAGCATATCAAGAAGTACAAGCATCCAATATGTCTAAATCATGTGAAACTAAAGAAGAAGCTGAAGAAACAGTTAGAGTGAGATCTGAAGAAAAGGGTCATAAATGCCATTGGGAAAAAGTAGGGGATCGTTATATTGTATATCGTTCAAGAGATCACAAAGTAATGAAATCAATCAATTATTACCCCCCAAATTTAAAACAATTTTTTACAAAGGAAGAATTAGATAATGTATAAAAAAGCATTTGCAAGAAAGCTTAAAGATAATAAATATCTAATACATTTATGGGAAGACGAAGGTTATAGCAAAGTTGAGTGGATTAATCAAGCTTACATAGAATGTCACGAAGCTGATGCCACACATACAGGGTTAAATGGGGAACCATTGAAAAAAATATCAAATTATAGCCCATCAAATCCAAATCTCCACTTCCATGATATGCCAGCCTATCAAAAATTTCTAATTGAAAAGTTTGGAACTAATGATGAACCTTCTACAACTCATAGAGAAGTATTTTTCGATATTGAGACTGAAATGGGGGATGCTCTTACAGAAAATTATATTAAATTAGCCCCAAAAAAAGTAACTTCAATTGCTTGGTATGATAAACAAGTGGATGAATGGGGCATTGTAATTTTAGATTTAAAGGGCCAGTTAAAAAGAACTAAAGCAAAAAATAAGGAAATAATTCCTTGTAAAACCGAAAAAGAATTATTAGCTAAATTTTTAGAAAGATTTAGGGAAATTGATCCTGATATTTTAGTAGGATGGAATAGTGATTATTTTGATATACCTTATCTCTACCATAGAATGTGTAATGTTTTAGGAGAGGATTTTGCAAAACATTTATCCCCAATAGGGTATGTAAGAGAAACTCCATGGTTTAAAGATCAATATCTTCAAATAGCAGGTGTTGAATCCTTAGATTATATGCGTTTACATAAAAAATATAGTTGGGCCGATGAACCCTCTATGAGATTGGATGCTATTGGAGAAAAATATGTTAATACTAACAAAATTGAGTATGAAGGAAATTTAGATCAATTATTTAAAGATGATATTCATAAATTTATTAAATATAATTTCATGGATGTTGAAATATTAAAAAAATTAGATGAAAAATTAGATTATTTAGCTTTAACAAAAAACTTATCTCATAAGGGGAAACACAATTATAGTGAAGTTTATGCAAATACTAAAACACAAGATGGAGCAATTTCAGCCTACCTTTTAAAGAATAAAATAATCCCACCTGCTAAAGATAAAAATCCAATATTTAAAAAAGGATATGCTGGGGGTTATTTATTTTGTCCTAAAGCAGGTTTATATAACTATATGTTTGATGAAGATTTAACATCACTATACCCTGCTATTATTATGACTATTAATATTGGTAAAGAAACAATGGTTGCTAGAATTATAGATGTTGATGATAGAAATAATCGTTTAGGGTTAAATGATTTAAAATCTAGAGATCCTGAAGAAGAAATATTAATCGAAAATATAAAAAGAAAACGTACTAAAGTTTCTATTAAAAGTTTAATTGGATTTATTGAAGAAAATAATTGGACTATATCGGCAAATGGTGTTATGTTTAATACAAATCGCAAGTCAGTATTATCATCTATCTTAAATAAATGGTTTGATGAGCGTGTATTATATAAAAATAAAATGAAAGAGGCTTATAAATCTAAGGATAATGAATTAGGTGCTGCTTATCATATGAAACAATATACTATGAAGATTTTACTAAATAGTTTATATGGTGCGACAGCGTTAGGATCCTTTAGATATGGTAATGTAGTATTATCTGAAGCTATTACTTTAAGTGGTCAACGAATTATTCAAGAATCTGCATTAACTGTTAATAGACAAATGAATAAAGTTATTAAAGAATAATGAAACATTTAGAAGATACTCCTTGGTGGATTTGTGATCCTAAAGATAAAAATTATGTAGCATATTCTGATACAGATTCAATTTATATTCATGCTGAGCCCTTACTTAGACACTTATATCCTGATTTTGATGAAATGTCTGATAAAGAAAAAGATGATGTTTTGGAAAAAGAAGCACTAAAATATCAGGATATTATTACAAAGGATTACGATAAATTAGCTAAGGAATGTTTTAATGTTACTTCTCATAGATTAGAAATGAAAACAGAATGCGTTATTCGTTCAGCTTATTTTAGAGCTACAAGAAGATATGCACAATGGATTACTAAACAAGAGGGGATTGAAAAAGAAACCTTAGATGTTAAGGGGTTAGAATTTAAAAAAGCAAACTTCCCTCCTGTATTTGGTAATTTTTTCAAAAAATGTTTAGAACAAGTATTAAAAGGTATACCCAAACATGAAATAGATTCTCAATTATTAGAGTTTAGGAAAAAAATATTAAATGGTGAAATACCTTTAGAAAAGATAGGTAACCCCCAAGCTGTTAAAAAATTAAATAAATTTACTGAACGTAAAGCTAGAGCTGGAGAAATGTTTTCATCAGTAGGTAAAGGGGCACCAGCAGCAGTAAAAGCATCAATTGTTTATAATGACTTATTAAGGTTTTGGAAATTAGATAAAAAATATAATTATATTACACAAGGTGAAAAAATAAAATGGATCTATTTAAAAAATAATCCATATAGAATTGATGCAATTGCTTTCCTAGACTATGATATACCAAAAGAGATTCGTACATTCATCGAGAAATATGCTGATAGACAAAAAGTATTTGATAGTATATTATTAAATAAATTAGAAGGATTTTATAATGACTTAGGTTGGTCATTAAGTTTAAATCCTCACAGAAATAAATATTTTAATTTTTAATTATGGTAAATAAATCAAAGTTACAATCAATAATCTCAAAATATTATTTAAATGGTTTAGTTCAATCTGTAAGATGGCTAACTAAGAATGGTAAACTAAGTATTAGCTTTGTATCAGAAAATAAGGATATAGCGGGGGATTTAGTTTGTGAAGTGTCCCCGTTGGAAGATAGTGAGATAGCAATATTTGATACAGCTCAATTAAATAAATTAATATCTGTTACTAATGGAGAGTTATTACTTTCATTAGAAAAAGAACATAAGATATTTTCTAAACTTCATATACAAGATAATTCGTTTAATGTTATATATTCTTTAGCTGATTCTTTATTAGTACCAAAAAGGGGAACTATTAATTATCCAACCGAATATGATGTTATTATAAATTTAACCCCTGAAATTGTAAATAACTTTATTAAAGCTAAAAATGCATTAACGGATATTAATGATGTACTAGTTAACACCCAAGAAGACCCAGATAGAGGAACTGTTGTTGAGTTTGTATTTGGGGATTTAAATAATTTTTCCAACAAAATTAAGTATATTGTGGACGAAGATGTTGAGATTAAAAAAGAAATAAAATTACCATTCAATTCAGATGTTTTTAAAAATATATTATCATCAAATAAAGATTTTGAATCTGGTAAAATTTCATTAACTGAAGAAGGATTTATGAAATTAGAATTCCAATCAGAAGATATAAAAACCTTATACTATATGATAAGAAAAGAAGATTCAACATATGTATAATAAATTGACCTAAGGGCGCAAGTTTTAAATTAATTATTAACCGCTGATCTTATGACAGCACAAAACAAAGTGATATGAGTACACATTTTTTAGAAAGATCATTCCATCCGTTTGATCTATTATTTCGAAATTTTTTCGACGCAAACACACAGTTTGTACCGGCAGTAGATGCCAAACAACAATACCCAATTAACATTTACGAAGACGATTCAGGTTTAACTTTTGAGTTAGCTTGTACTGGCATTCCTAAGGAAGCCATAGAAGCTAAATTGGAGGGAGACATGATTATCTTCAATTATGATAAGGAGAAAACGCCAGAAACTCCTAATCGAAATTATATTCATAGAGGAATTGCTAAACGTTCTTTTAATTTAGGATATAAAGTAGGAACCAAGTTCGACATTAAGAAGGCAAAAGCAAACTTTAGCGATGGTTTACTAATTGTAACTATCCCATATGCCGAGGAAGCTAAGCCAAAAGTTTTAAAAATAAACTAACCAAAACGCGCCCTTTAGGTTGGTTTATTTATAAATTTTTCGTATATTATATTGATATTAAAATTAAAGTTATATGACAACTATTAGAGACAAATCATTAGAACCTTATTTTATAGGTAAAGATACGTATTGCTATACTGCATACGAAGTAATCACTCCACAGAAAAAGTATTTAGCAAAAGGTAGTAAAGGTGAAAAATATGAAAAACCAATAGGACATTATTCTGATTTTGGTTCTGCACTTTTAGCTATTAAGAAAGCAAAACTTAATGATAAAGAAGATTATTCATCTATTCAAAAATATTTAAATGAATGGAAGAAAATTAGAAAAAGTTTAAAACATATAAAAGAAAACATAGAATTATGAAATTAGAAGCCTTATTTAACGCCGTTATAGTTAAACCAATTGATTTTGAAGAAACTAAATATGGATCAATTGTAGTCCCTGATATGGGAAAAGATAAAAATGAAAAAGGAGAGGTAGTAGCAGTTGGCCCCGGACACCATACTATTACCGGAGAATTTATTTCAACAATAAGTAAAATTGGGGATATTGTAGTATTGCCCACTCAAGGTTTTACAAAAGTAGAACATGATGGAGATGAATATTATGTTGGCCCTGAAAACCAAATATTAGCAAAATTAAAAAAAGAAGTTGATTTAGAAGAAATATTAGCAGAAACTGAACCTTTAAAAGAATAAAAAATGAGTAAAATTATAGAATTTGGCCCTGAAGGGAGAGATAAACTAGTAATAGGAATGGATACATTAACTAATGCTGTAGCATCAACCTTAGGACCTAATGGAAGAAACGTAGTTATTGAAAGACAAAACCAATCCCCAATATCTACAAAAGATGGGGTTACAGTAGCAAAACATATATCCACAAGTGATCCTGTAGAAAACTTGGGTATAGATTTATTAAGAGAAGCATCTATTAAAACTTCAGATAAAGCAGGAGATGGTACAACTACTGCAACTGTATTAGCGAATGAAATGATTAAAGGGGGATTACAATATTTAGCTAATGGTGTTAATGCTGTTGAAATTAAAAGAGGAATAGATAAATCAGTAAAAGAAGTGATTTCTCATCTTAGAGAGAATATCTCAGAAGATATTTCATCCGAAGACCAATTAGAACAAATTGCAACTATATCAGCTAATAACGATCCAGAAGTAGGAAAATTAATAGCTACCGCAATGGAAAAAGTTGGAGTTGAAGGTGTTGTACATATTGAAGAATCAAAAACAGGTGATACTTATTTAGAAACGGTTGAAGGAATGCAGTTTGATAGGGGTTATTTATCTCATTATTTTGTTACTAATAATAGTACAATGACTTGTACTTTAGAAGACCCATATATTTTAGTATTAAATCAAAAATTATCTAAAGTTAAAGACTTATTACCTATGTTAGAAGCAGTTTCTAATACTAATAAATCTTTATTAATAATAGCAGAAGATGTTGATAGTGAAGCTTTAGCTACCCTTATTGTAAATAAAGCAAGAGGTACTATTAAAGTAGCTGCAGTTAAAGCTCCTGATTTTGGGGATAGAAGAAAACTAATCTTAGAAGATATAGCTTCTGTAACTGGAGGTGTAGTGTTTGATAAAGATAAAGGAATGAAACTTGATAAATTTTCTTGGGAATGGTTTGGTGAAGCACGTACTGTAACTATTTCTAAAGAAAAAACAACTATTATTGATGGTAAGGGGAAAGAAGAAGATGTAAAAGAAAGACTAGAAGAAATTACATCTCAGATAGATAAATCTCAATCTAATTTCGAAACTGAAAAACTTCAAGAAAGACTAGCTAAAATGGCAGGTGGAGTTTCTATTATTCATGTTGGTGGTTATACTGAAACTGAAATGAATGAGAAAAAAGATAGAGTAGATGATGCTTTACATGCTACTAAAGCTGCAATTGAAGAAGGAATTGTACCTGGAGGAGGAGCTGCACTATTATATGCTAGAGAATCTATAAGTGAACCTGTAATTGTATCAAAAAATGATGGTATAGGTGCAGAAATAGTTTATAACGCATGTGGTAAACCATTTGAACAAATTTTAGTAAATGCTGGAAAAGATTCAGTTCAAGCCCAAATGATTGGAAGATATAAATTAGTTGAATCTGGAAAGGATAGTTGGACTGGGTATAATATTAAAAATGAAACTATTGCCAATATGAAAAAAGAAGGTATTATTGATCCTACTAAAGTTACTAGGACAGCATTAGAAAATGCAGCATCAGTAGCAGGAACATTACTCCTTACAGAATGTATAGTAGTAGATGAACCTAAAGAAGAAAAGAATCCACCACAAATAGACCCATCAATGATGGGGATGGGAATGTAATATGGGAACAAAATTAACAGAACATAATAAACTTATTGCTACTAGAGTACCACCTGGAGATAAATGGGTTTTAGTAGATGATAAGAAAAACGTAGTACATGAATCTTTAACTGATGTTTTAGAAGCATTTTTTAAATTAACAGGTACTAAGTGTGAGTTTAGATTAGCTCCTCTAGATAGTAAATTATATGCTATCATGTCTCATGAAGAAGAAATAATTCCTGAATCCCCCAAAGAATATAGTATTTATGGAGATTTTAGACAAGGAGCATGAAAAAACATAGTTTATTAGTTGAAAAATATAGACCTACTAATATAGATAATTATTTAGGAAATGATAGTATTAAAAATACTATCAAAAGCTATATATCACAAAATGATATTCAAAATTTATTATTTTATGGACCCGCTGGTACTGGAAAAACTACACTAGCTAAATTAATAGCTAAAAATATTGATTGTGATTTATTATATATCAATGCATCTGATGAAAGAGGAATTGAAACCATTAGAGATAAAGTGTCGGGATTTGCTAGTACTATGTCTTTTAAATCCATAAAAATAGTTATCTTAGATGAAGCAGATTTTCTTACTATAATGGCTCAAGCATCACTAAGAAATGTAATTGAAACATTTTCTCGTTCAACTAGATTTATATTAACTTGTAATTATCTAGAAAGAATAATTGATCCCCTACAATCAAGATGTCAAACATTAAAAATAATACCTCCTGATACATACATTATTCTTCCTCATTTAAGAGGAATTTTAAAAAGAGAAAAAATTAAATGTACTACAGGTGATTTATCTACGATTATTGATAACAATTACCCTGATGTGCGTAAGATGCTTAATACTATACAGGTATCTACGATAGATAACGTAATTAAATTGGATACTGACACATTAGTAGAAAGTAATTATATGGATAAAGTTCTTACTGAACTTATGGTTGGGAACAATATTCATTCCAGTGAAAAACCAAATTGGAGGAAAATTAGACAGATTATTGCGGATTCTAATATAAATGATTTCGAAGGTTTTTATCGTTATCTTTATGACAAAAGCGATGAATATGCTCCTGGAAAGGAAGGTATGATAGCATATCACATAAATGAATATTCATACCAATCAAACTTTAGAATAGACAAAGAAGTTAATTGTATGGCTTTAATGTCTAAAATTATTGAAACAATTAAACCACAAATTATTTAATTATGCAAAATCAACAAAACCAACCAAATATTGATTTAACAAACACAACTCCGGTTGAAACCGAAGGAGGAAGTAAAATTTGGCAACAAGGAGCTTTACTACGTAAAGTATCTAAATTTGTAACAGGAACTGATTCCGATGCCATTATGCCTATACCAGTATTTTATGACCCTGAAACAAATAAAATCCTAGAAGATTCACTCCCAAAAGAATTAAGAGAAGAATATAAGGATGACCTTGTTAAATCCTAAAAATATATTTGAATGGCTAGAACATTTAACTTATAAAAAATCTAGCTATGATAGTTTTGAGGAAAAATCTTGGGAGAATTTTAATTCTTATATGGTACATAGGTTTGTATCAATGTATAGGGGATATGTAAATATTGCTAATATAGCTCAAAGGTTCCACCCAACAGATAAAAGAGGAATTTACAATTTCTATTGTGAAATGTTACCCAAAAAAAAGATGTTTTTGAGGTATATAAAATCGAAAATAAAATCCTCCTCTAAAGAAGTAAAACAACATATTGCTACTTATTATCAATGTAGTTTGGATGAAGCAAATGAATATATTAAATTATTAGGAAAGAAAAATATTACAAATATATTTAATAAGTTGGGTATTGAAGAAAAAGAAGTTAAAAAATTAATAAAAAATATTTAAAATGGCACAATTTAAAGTAATAACAGCTTTAAAGGCACAAGCAGAAGCAGATAAAGCAAAAGCATTAATGGCATTAGAATTACTCACTGAAAATGCAGCAGGAGTAGGAGACCACACAGTAAAGGATTTTATAAAAGATGCCGACGAAGCATTACAATTATTAGGAAATGCCGAAGATAGATTAGAAGTATTAGAAAAATATTTTGGGAAGTATGA